CTACACAGAAAACCCCGTTTTAAAAAGTGGAGTTGATCTCGTTGCATTCGTAACCGATGGAGATATTCCCAATGTTATCATCAATGGTGCGTGCACCTATAGCTCTGCCGGAACAGTCGGAATTAGCGGTATTGAACTCCAAACTAATTCTGGCTTCCTATTAGCGGTCACAGGAAGTGCCGCATCAGTGGTTTATATAATCGATTCCTATATAAACTGTTTAAATAATACTGGTATTTCTTTTTCTTCATCAAGTCCAGCATCTGCTATTAATTTAGTCAATTGCTCAGGCAATATCGGCACTACGGGTATAGGAATTTATTCTTCGTCATCAGCAGGAGGTATAAATTTCGAATATACAACTTTCTCCAATACAGGGGGTTCTACAACAGCAAGTACGAACTCGGCTGGTACAGTTGGCTTTTCCTATTCTTCGACATCTTCACCTATCTCTATTTCTGGTGGTACTCTGGTTTTTGATGGCGGCTTCATCAATACTACCACTCAGAATGTCACATGTTTAGCTTTAACCGGCTCATCTGTAGTAGCGATTCATTTAGATTCAGGTTTTTCTAGTGGCACAGCATCAGCGATATCTATAGGAATAGGAAGTACTTTAACAAATTATTCCATGATGGAGATTTCTAGTACCAATACTAATGCGATTACAGGTGCAGGTACTATTCAATATGGTAATATAGTCTACGGGGCAAGTTCATCAACCAATAATGTGACGACTCAAAATGGACTACAGCAATCTACAGGAATTCTATCTCTGCCCGCTTCGTCCCTAACAGAATATGGCGTCCTTTTTTCCAACAGTACGACGGGATTAATAGCTAGCACAGCTGCCGGATCCGCTACGCAAGTTCTTACTTCTAATGGTTCATCGGCTCCTACCTTCCAGGCTGTAGGTACTGAAGGTACATTCACTCCTACGATGGTTGGTCAGTCAGTGGCGGGAGCCACAACGTATTCGGCTCAAGCGGGAAATTACGTTACATTTCCCACTACCTCGGGGAAAATGTGCACGGTATGGGGGGAATTTACTACATCCGCTCAAACGGGAACGGGAAATGTTTTACTCGGCGGACTTCCATTTGCCATAAGAAGCATAGCCAATCAGACCGTAACAGGAACTATTGCCATATCCTCAAGTACGTTTACGTGGTCGGGAGGTGCTACCCAAGTGGTTCTTCAAGGCATAAATGGCAGCACTACAGCTAATATCGTAGGTCAAAAAAGTTCTGGAGCTGCACTTATTGCCATGGTAAATACACCTGTCACAATGTTTTACAGCTTCAGTTATTTAATTTAAGTTTCGAGAAGCTCGTAGAAGCAAATATTCTAAGGAGAAATATGTGGCAATTTTTCAAAGTTAATATTTGGCAGAATATTTTGGTAGGGGGATTTGAAGAACTCTTCTCGCATAAGAAGAAAGGATCTCTTCCTAAAAAATAAAAAAAAGATTTTGGTCTGATAAAAAAACCCCTGACTTTAGAAAAGCCAGAGGTATCCTGTTTAGGGGATTTTTTTGCTCTTAACCATATATCACCTCTTCAGTTTCTTCAGATACGGGGAAATTCTTCTCTTCCCATTTTCTAAAGATAGAGAGAAAGCCAACCATATTGGCACTGGCTGCATCTTTTACTTCAGAAACTTTCTTTTTGCATTGTTCTGCCGTCTCTTCGATAAAACGTTCCATCCTATCGGAGGGGATATCCGAAGGAATCTGTAATTTAGTTACAGGTGCTATAGGTTTTGGCGTGATATCAATTTCATCCTTAGTTGGAAGCTCAGGAGGATTAGATTCACTTATTTTTTTATCATCAATTTCCCCTTCGCAGTAAGCAGTGCCTAAGCAGTCAGGGTAAAGCCATCTTCCTATGCGTGAAATGCAGCGAGCGAAAAGCATGTCCTTTGGAATTTTCTTCCATGGGCCTCCTTCTTTTACAAGCCCCGAGCGGATAGCTTCGGCTATATGGTATGTAACCTCCATTTCCTCACCTGTATCGCTTCTCTTGCCCAAAATAGTACACATCTCATCTGTATGGTGGAGAACCTGTAAAGAGTGCCCACGTGAGCGAATAGCTTGATTAATGAGGCGAGCAGAGATCTCAAATTTGCCCTGTATGTTATGAAAACCTCCGCTTACGGCCTGAATAGGGCTGAATCCTAATTCTCTAGCCAACAACATCACAGAGAGGATAGTAGCGACCACTTCATCAGGCTTCCCATTGCCCCCGAGTTTTTTCCAGTAGGGATTATTAGAGGCAATCGTGGCTATCATTTGGTAAGATTTTAATTCGGTCTCTGTAGGAACCGATGAAAAGATTTGTACGGACATATTTTTTAGTTCCTCTCTCTGTAAATATATAAATTTTCTCTCGCTTCTTCGAACATCAAGTCGAAGAGATTTTTAAAGCGACCGTTCTTACCCGAATGGGTATAGCCTTGCAAATATTCTTCACAGGCTTGCTTTACAATAGAATCCGTGGATTCGTAATCGTCATCAGGAGGGTTTAATGGGAGTAAAGGCTGCATTATTTTGCCTCCTTACGATCGAAATAGTCGTAGCATTTCAAAGCGCTGGAAAAAATCTCCCAGTACGGCGTAATATCCCCGTGGTCAATAGCAATCGTTTTCACGAGGGGGGGAGAAATTACTATTTTCTTCCCCTCTTTTTCATCAAACACAGCAGCCTTAGTCTTTTTGAGATGCAGGTTTAAAATATCATCAAACTTGTATCCATTGACCATGCATAAGTTGCCGTATGCCGCTAGCTGTACAGGCCATGACTTAGATTTCACGGCCGAGGTTTTAATATCTAGCAATGCTAATCTCCTGGTTTCTCTCAGCTTTACAATCATATCAAATTCGCCCGTAAAGCGCTTTACGTCATCATATAATCGGGTAGAAAAATGAAGCACGTCTTCAATATTTTCATCTGCCCATGACGCGAACGCATCTAAGTAAGGCTGGTATTCCTCTTCTACTTCAGGTATCCACAAATTACGTACATATGCCGTACAATATTCATGTACCTTAGTGCCTCTTATGCACGCATTGGCAAGCGTATCTAAAGGGATTGCTTTAAGCTCTGCAAAATTTTGCTTGCTTATGATGTCGCTAACTCGAGGATATAAAATCCTCTGCTGGTCTAAATCATTCATGGTTAGAATCTCCTATGTTAAAGATCTCTTCTTTAGCTTCTAGCTCCTGCAAAGCTTTGAGTACAGCTAAAAAGAGAGTCTCGGATCTCGCGTGCAATCTTTCAATGCGTGAAAGGCAATCCTCTTTTTTTTCTGCAATTTCGTTCATTTTTTCTCTCCTCTTGAAAAGTATCAGTCGTTCATTTACAATACATGTTATCAAAAAGATAAATTCTAATCAATGAGAAATATAAATAAATGAGACTAAAAGAAAAACTACATAAATATATCACAGAACATGGGTTCCAAAAAAGATGGCTAGGCTCACAGTTAGGGATGAAAAACCAGCAATGGTCTCAAATTCTGGGGGGCCACACCCCTTTGCCTAAAAGATATTGGATACCATTGATTAAGTTAACGAATGGGAAAATAACTTTTTCTGATCTTATTGAGGAAACATTCGCCGAGGTGGAATTCATTGAGGTCAAAGAAAGTAAAGATTTTAAAGAATGTTTACTATCTTTAAAATACTTTAACACAAGTGCAACAGATTAAGAAAGTAATTGTAAAAAAGTATATTTTGTGCCATTAAGGTATAGAAAAAACAAAAGCCCCCGATTAAGGGGGCTCCTGATATCCAACATGGATTTTAGGTCTTAACAACATAAATCTTTTCCCTCCTCCTCCAAGACGCGGGAAAAGATTCTAAAAACAAAAGAGCGCCATTTTCATGAACGCAGACTTTTTTTTGACATCTGCCCAAACAAGTCAAAAGGCCGAAACCCCCCTCTTTGTTTGTCAAACTAAGGCAAGTATGTCAAAAAGACATAATTTATGCAACTTAATATGGAGTAACCGACTATGAAAAGTGAAGAAAAGAAAATGGCTCCCCCGGGGAGGGGAACCAAAACTAATGAAAAAACTGATGCGCTTCATCCTAATGAAACTGCTCATTTAGAGCAATCCAATATGCAAGGTGCTGAGATTTATAGAGGAGACTATTCATGACTAGTCCCTCTCCTCGTTTCACGGGTATTTTTGTCCCTGTTGAAATCTTAGAACTGGAAAATCTTTCTCTTCTTGAGATGTTTCTTCTTTCCATAATCGACGTTCTATATTCCTCAGAACATGGAGGGTGCCATGCATCCAATGAATATTTAGCCAAAAGATTAAAGGTTCAAGAAAACACCATTGCTAAGTCTTTAACTCACCTTCGAAGCTTAGAATTGATTGAAGATGTTTCATTTGACGGAAGAAAGCGTGTCATTCGTTCTTTAATCAACCGGTATGTGGATAAAGCTCAATCCAAGGCAGGGTTGGATAAAAATCCATCGAGGGTTGGACAAAAATCCAACCCTGGGTTGGACGAAAATCCATCGGGGGTACCCCCTCTCCTTATATATGATAGTAAAGAAGATAAAGAAGAAGATATAGCTCGGACTGCTGCGCAGCCTCACAAAAAAGGTGCTGAGATTTCTTTTTCTTTTGACCAAGGAAAATTTCAAAACATCTGCCCGGAAGATCTTGAAGCTTGGAAGGAATTATATAACTCAACGGATGTGGAACGCGAACTCAAGGAAATGGTCCAATGGATAATTGCAAACAAATCAAAATCGAAGCACAAAACACTCTGGCGCAAATTTATTCTAGGTTGGCTCCAGAGAGCCAACGAGAAGTCAATCAATCGCTCGGCTTATCAGAGTTCGAAAGAGAAACAGGTATTATCTCGCCACACAGGTTTCAAGAAGGACGAGAGGGAAGTGCATCCGAGCCGAACCATAGATCTCTCGGAAGATTAGAGATGTATCTAAGTTGGGAAAGAGCAATTGAGTTATTCAGTATAGGGAAAATATATCACGAAGCTTCACTGGTGAATTTACCAGAAAAAATTAAAAATTTTTTTTATGAATGGATTGAAGCTCCTAAAGGTCGATCTCTTTATCTCAGCGGCTCGCCAGGAAGTGGTAAGACATATGCCAGTATCTGCCTACTGAAGTCGTTAATAGATAAAAGGAAATATAGTTGGATTATTTACGTAAGAAGCGATGAATTGGATAACGAACTATTAAAAGCGTGCGATGAACGCGCAGAATCTTACGTATTGGAAAAATATCATGAAGTTCCTTTTCTATTTATTGATGATCTAGGAGTTGAAAGAGTAAATGACAGAATTATAAAACAATACTATAGCATCATTGATAGAAGATTAAATAATCTAATGCCAACTGTTTTTACATCTAATATTTCTAGAAAAGATATAGAAAAAAATCTGGGAGATAGAATTGCCTCTAGATTGCAAATGACTACAGAGATTATTTTCCCAAAAAAAGACTATAGAAAGGGGTTGTAAATGAATCACTGCGAAGAATACATCCAAAATGTTACCCGAAGACTTCCGGCTATGTGTACAGCAGACCATCTGATCGAGTGCGGGATATGGAACTCTAGGCAAGGAGCCGCATATTTTAGAAAAATGAAGAAAGGTCCCTCTTTCATCAAAATAGGTGGACGGTTCAGATATCCTAAGGCTGCGGTGATCGAATGGTTGAGGAACAATAGTCATGAATGCCACTAGGAAGCCCATACGTGCCCCAGGTTCGACGATCATGGGTATAGTAAGGTCAAGGCAAGGATGGGTTCAAATTGATGACAGGAGGCTTTATATGAGGTCTACGTGGGAAGTCAAGTTTGCGCAGCACCTACAACACCTGAAGCATCTAGGCTTAATCCTAGAGTGGGAATATGAGCCGCAAACTTTTTGGTTCGAAGGCATCAAGCGCGGTGTATGCAGCTATAAGCCCGATTTTAAGATCACCAATCACGATTCGACGCATTACTGGATCGAAGTGAAGGGATACATGGATAAGCGCAGCCTAACGAAGCTAAAGAGGTTTAAGAAGTACTTTCCAAAAGAGGAACTCACCGTGATACGCAAGGATTGGTTTATAAAAAAAAGGTTACTCTAATATGTGGATAGAATTTAATGATCAATTAATTAATTTAGATCATATTAAATTAATTTATACTGAGAATAGTTGGGTTGTTTTAGCATTTAAAGCAGATAGAGTTTGTAAACATTATGAAATTAAAAAGGAAGCAATAAAGGAATATGAAAAACTTAAAAGTCTTTTGCTCGGTTCTCAATCCTTTTGCGGAAAACCCTTATGTTAGAAATTTAGATATTTGGTTGGCCTTACTTTCTTTAACAGCAGCGATTATATGTTTGTTAATTTAAAAATAAATATTGATAATAATGACTAAGAAAAAAACGGATAGATGGAAATATTGTCAACCTCCTTACGAAATAGGTAAAGATGGATTTAGAATTACAGATATTGAAAAAAACATGGATGGTTGGGTGGATGCTAATATTTATCATCCTATCCCTTACGATCTGGTTTTATTGCAGACAGAGAAAAAAAATAAGCCAGGATGGTGGACAGGTCAGCACTGGGAAGGTCTCAGATTGCTCGCCGAAGATAGAGTCTATTACTGGAAGCAAGAACAATTTAGACAGGATGCTAATGAAAAAGAAATCAAAAGGTGAAAAAAAAGTTAAAAAGGTTATGCATGAGTTCGGAAAAGGCGAATTGCATAGCGGTTCAAAAGAAGGCCCCGTTGTTAAATCGCAGAAGCAAGCGGTCGCAATTGCGATGAGTGAAGCAGGAAAGAAAAAAGGAAGGAAATAATGAATAATAAAGAAAATTTAACAAGTGCTTTGGAGAGACTAAAAAATAATAAATATTTGTTAGGAATTGGCGAGTCAATTTATTGGCTAGGAAAAATAGTATTAGAAGGAAAAGACAATATTGAGGAATCCATTAAACAGTCTTTGCCGCCAGAGAAGCCAATAAGTGTAAAGAAATTTTGTATGGATCTAATAGAAAGGGGGGAAACTTACTTGATGCCAAGCAACGTTAACGATTTCTTTCGTAAGGACCCAATTTTTTTTAAGGATACCTTTAATCAGGATGGCAAATTTGCTTCTCTTTCAATATATAAGATAAAATTAATAAAAAAACTTATTGAGTATTTTTCTAAAAGAAAAACGCATGAAGAAACTCAAATATTATTAAAAAATTATTTAAAAGAACTACAAGAGGCAGAGCATGGACAGTGATTTAAAGCATTCCCTTGATTCAGAAATAACAAAGAATTACATATGCAACAAAAGTCAATATGAAATTTGGTACAGAAATGTTGCCCAACTCGGACATACTCCCCAAGATAATGCATTGATTAATTTAGCTTATTCTGTGAATATATTTAAAAAAGAACTATTAAAGTTGATAAATAATAGTCTTAAAAAAGAAGAAAAAAATAAACAGGAAGAAAAATGGGAAATCAATCCCAAATTTAATAGTCTATTAGGGATGAAATTTTCTAAAGATGAAATATTGGATTTGATTAATTTCCTGATGTGTAGACAAAAATTTGAAGACTAATTAACGGAGCATATATGGACAAACAAATCCGTAAAATAGAAAAGCAGAATAAGAAAGAGGGCAAAGCTCTTAAAGATTTAGAGAAAGCAGACAAGAAGCGCGATAAGATTGTTAAGATTGGCAAGAAGGCCATGAAGAAGGGGTGTAAGTAATATGGCTAAAGAAAAATGGATTCAGAAAGCACATATCAAAAAGGGAGCATTACATAAAAGTCTAGGAGTCCCAGAGGGAGAAAAGATCCCAACCGCTAAGCTTAAGAAAGCAGAGCATTCTAAGGACCCTAAGACGAAGAAGAGAGCTCAGCTTGCGGAGACTTTAAAGAAAATGCATAAGTGAAACAACCTTCTTCAGGGCCAGTTTTCATTAATCCAGACGAAAAATATAGAAAACGTCTTTTAGAAATGAAAAAGGAAGCTGACCAAGTTTGGCGAAAACTCGTAGAGGATAAAGTTTTAGACGTTAATCGCCTCTATGCGGCGATGGATAGATGTAATGTAGTAGATGCAGAAATTATAGAGAAATTTAATGTCCAGCAGTGGAAAGAGATCTGCGAGAAATATTTATGATCCAGTTAAGGAACAATATTTAGTCTTAATAGAGTATATAAGTATTTTGAGTAGTAAAAAGAATGCCGATCCTATTCAAGAAATTGTTTTATTATTAGAATTAATGAAAAATACATGTAGACAGTGCGAGCTTTATCTCAACTATGAGCTCACGCGGCAAGGGAAATTAGAAAACAGGAATTAATATGGAAATCAAAGAATACAGAGAGATCAATAAAGGATGCCTAAAGTCAGCTTTCACCCTAGTGATGGATCTATACAACAAGATGGGAAGTAAATGTGGAACGCAAGAAGTGGATTGCGTCTATTTTGAAAAAGAGAATGGCAACTTCTGGATAAATGCTGGTGCGAAGGAATATGTATCTAGTGATGGAACTAAAAAATCTTATAACATGATCAGATGGGATAAGGAGACTACGGCAGCTCTCAATAAATGCATACGGGATAAAATAAAAAATAAAGAGGTGCTCTTCAAAGCCCGGACGGAGGAAGAAATAGAAAAGGCTGCACCCTTCGTCGAAGATCTACCTTTCTAAAAGTAGTAAAAATTGAGAGCCTTTACAGTGGGTTGTGAGGGCATTTGGAATTTGAAAATATTATGGGAATAATCATTGGGTTTATATTGCTCTTATCCTTAATAGTTTATGCTAGATCTAGAGAGGAAAAATAAATGAATACCAGCAACATAATTAACAATTATCAGACGCAATTAATATGAAGGAATTGAAAGTGACCACAGAATATGATAATTGGCAACGAAAAAAAATCCGAACGATGCTTCTGGATTTTCTAAGGGATAGTCTTAATGCGGAGATGACCGAAGATACCGTATCCCTAGGCCGACTGTATGCTTTTACAGAGAAATGGGTAGACGAACATTTCCCATTCTCTTTCCATGATCCCGAATGCGAAGTATGCCAAGAAATAGAAAAAGGAGACTCATGCCGGTAGAAATTGCTATAACCCTAAAAGACGAAGAACGCACATTACGTAAAGATTTTTTGATATATGAGACGATTACTCTTGACCCACATGATCCAATATTAGATAAATGTATTCATGAAGCAATAGAAGAGTTTAAAGGGGCAGCTGATTCAATTAAAATCAGAGCTTTAATGATACTATAGATGTAATATGGCAGCAGAAAAAGGTAATAACTATAATCCCAACGGTAGACCACAAAAACCTATCGACTGGAAATTGTTCGAAGAATTGTGTTTCATTCAATGTACACAATCGGAAATAGCTAGCGTTCTGAAACTTCACCCTGATACCGTAAGGGAAAAAGCACAAGATTATTATCAACATGATTTTTCAACTATATATAAAGAATTATCAGAAGGCGGAAAAGCTTCAATGCGTAGAACGCAATTGAAACTATCTCAAAAGAATACCGCAATGTCTATTTGGTTAGGTAAACAATACCTCGGCCAAAAAGACAATGCGTTAGAGACGATGGTACATGATGAGGTAGATAAAAGATTCAATGCTGTGATGGATCAACTATCTTCTCTTCAGAAAGCCTCAATTCCAAATCAATCACTGCCTTCAACCACTCCTGAAGAGAAAGCCCTCGGCTATACGCTTCTAGCTTCGCCCGTCTGTGCAAATCTGGTGGTAGACGGATGCAGCATTGTTTAGTTTCTTTAATCATATGTTATATATCCATCCAAGTAATGAGGGTTTTGATCGAGGAGAGCGATTAACATCTTCTCGCCATCTTCCCAATCTATATTGTGTTCATCACACAAATTCTCAGTAGCTCTTTCATAGCACTGTTCCCAATACTCTTTACACATCTTGGCTCTCCATAAAAGTTTTTAATATCTCATTTAAACAGTCTGGACAAATAATAAGGCTACACTGGTTTTTGAGAGACCAGTAGGCATGATCTATCCCTACAAACGCCCAATCAGTGATAGCTTCGTTGCATAAAGAATGTGATTGGTGATTTTTATAATTTTTTTGTATGTGTATAAATGTTTTATTCATATATTGAAATTATTTATAATAGATTCAATTGCCCTTATTTGCCCTTTCTTAAAATACCACATTTTTAACACTTCTTTATCTTTAGATAAATCATACGAATCATTTAAGCGGCCTAGTTCTTCCTTACATTCGTTCAGATATTCTTGTAATTGACTATATAAACTGCTCATTTCCGCTCCTCCAAAATCCTTTGCATCATCTGAATATATTTCTCTTCAAGTGCACAAAGTCTTCCGTGAAAGTCTTTAGATTCCGTATTAAACTTATCCGACATTTCTTTATTTTCTCTATGCATCCAATAGCATCCTCCTAATGTTGAGCCTGCAATCATAAAAGCTTGTAGCCATTCCATATTTATCTCCTTTGTTTACTTTATGCCAACAACTATACATTGCATGCAAATTAAACACAAGTGATTTATTATTAAAAGAATATGTTATTTAGGTGGTTTAGGTAATGGCATCCAATGGGTTACATCATCCCATGCAAAGTTTTGATCGACCCACCAATTGATAGTCTCATCGCTTCCCATCCCATATTCAGCTATTCGAATACATCTATATGCATCAACAGCTAAAACTTCCTCATTAGGATTGAGCGGCAATCTATCCTTAACGCTAATCCATTCCATTCAGAGGCACCTTATAATTCCTGACATAATCTGCAACCATTCCCTGCAAAATATCTTTAAACTTTTCGGGGGGAAGGTCAATAGTAAGGCAGGCACGCGAAAGGGAATACACCAGGGTCTTTAGAAAAAATGAGGGATGCAGTTCATTTTCTGAGCAGGCTGCTTCCAATGAATTTAATATATATAAAGAAAGGAAATGAATTATGTCCCGCTCTTCATTCATTTGGGTAGCCTAGATAAATCTATAAGCACAGAACAAAGGAATATGGTACAAGCTACCATCACACCAGCTAAACCCATCGCGTCCTGGCCCAAATAAATAAAAACCATTGAAAGCCCAGTTAGAAGATAAACTACGAACATTGCTTTCACTATTCAGCCCTCAATATACTAGATAATAATATCAAAAGAGCACCAAAATCAGCATGGGTGACTGCTGCATAAAGAGCATCTGGGGGTAAATCTTCTATACGCTTTACCATCGTCTCAAGGATATCCAATAGCTCAGCCTTTGAAGGCTTACGAGGCTGTAGGTGTGGGGAAATGTTATCTATCTCCTCCTCATTCCACTTTTGAATTGCGACTGATTCCTTTGCCTCGGGCTCTCCTCTTATCTTGATAGTTACTTTTATTTCATTCCCTTCGTCATCAACGCGAAGAAAGTTATTCCAATCATTAGTCCCACAGCGCATGGCATTCCCTTCATCTACAAATATAGCCCCGCATTTACACATAACGTAGTCGGTTGAATGAAAGCTCTCTATAATAGATTCACATAACTTGCACTTGGCTCTATTTCTCATTCCCTATCTTGTATAAGTATATTAATAGCCTTTCTCATAACGATAAAACAGAGCCCTATATCTTCTTGCGTTGCAGGTTCTTCCTTATCTTTTATATTCATTTTCATGAAATAATCTACAACATCGTCTAGTTCTTCTTGCAACTCCTCTAGACTACATTCATCAATATGTTTTAAATTATAAATATCACTCATTTTCTTCTTTCTCTTTCATTTCATTCATTATCTCAAGTTCACTACGCCGAATGTTATTCACTAACATATTTACAATGAAGTTTTGAACTGCCGGATCGCTTTCATTCCATTTTTCTTCCCAGTCCTTGTCTATAAAGATCATTTTTGAATATTGTTCATCCATGACTGATTTACCTCTATCACCTAAACAACTCGAATTTACTATTAAAAGCACCGCAAGGTGGAATTTGGCTCATGGCCCTGTAAGTTCGGGTAAAACCATGGGTTCGCTCTTTGCTTTTATGCATGCTGTCGACCAATGCCCAGACTCCCAAATATGGATGTTAGGTCATACATCATCGACAATATATGATAATGCAATAAGACTTTTATTGGAACCAAAAGCGCCAGGTATGCCAGATCCTTTAGCGATTTTTAGGCCCTTCTGTGCATGGAAGAAAGGAGATAGAGAACTAATCTTTAGGGACAAGACAATATCCACGACAGGTGCTAAGGATTCGGGGGCTGTAGGTGCAATTCAAGGGAAATCTATGTCTCTCGTCTATTGCGATGAGATTACACTTTATCCCGAATATATCATTGATATGATCGATACAAGGCTACGTAATCCTCATAGCAAGGGTTATGCCTCTATGAACCCCTCCCATCCAGGCCATAAGGTCAAGAAGTGGATTGATGAGGCCGCTAATGGCAATCCAGACTACTACGCATTGCAGTTCATGCTTAGCGATAATCCCTATCTAGAGGAATCGTATAAGAACCGTATTAGAAACTCCCTATCTGGTATATTCTATCAACGTAATTATCTAGGCCTTTGGTGTCTTGCAGAAGGCGCAATCTTTGATTTCTTTGATAGAGCACTTCATACAGGCCCAGTTCCTCCCAAATGCGCCGAATATTGGGTAGCAGGCATAGATGATGGAAGCTCTAACAACTTTGCTTGCCTCCTTATCGGTGTAAACACAGGCAAGAGTACACAAGATAAGCCGATGCGATGGGTTGAAAAAGAGTTTGTATGGGATTGTAAAGCCCGAGGAAGGGCCATAACTATGGCGGAGAAAAGAGAATATGTAATGGATTTCCTCGAGCCTTATGCTGTAAAAGCGCTTTACATTGACCCATCGGCTGCAGCTTTAAAGACAGAATTCAGACGTTATGGGATAGCTGTTGTAGATGCCGATAATGATGTAAAGAACGGCATTGAATTTATGGTATCCGAAATGCAGCAGGGGCGATTAAGGATAATTTCGGAATGTAAGAATACCATCCGCGAGGTAGAGTCATACGTGTGGGACCCAAAAGCCTCTGAGAAGGGTGAAGATAAGCCCTATAAGAAGGATGATCACTGCCTAGATGCAATGCGCTACGCCATGTACACTCACAAAGTAGCGTATTATGATTATGAGGCTCATAACAAGGCGCAGCAAGAATGGCTACAAAACAAATATCAGCCAACTAGGAGATTTTAATGAATGAATAGAGGATGGGATGATCATTTAAAAAAAGTTGGTCAGATAGAGAGTAAATAAATTATTATTGCGATAAATTTACGTATTCTTCACTATGCATGCTGCACCAAGCAACCTAAAGGAACTTATTTTATGTCGTCGGGAATTAGATTTGAAACTACCTATGAGACTTATGGATCAAACCGCTACCAAAACAATAAATTTATAGATAGTAATGTTACAGCCGGAGATTTTGATGCTGCCTGTGGAGATGATGGATGCAGTAAAGCCATGCGCGTAGGTGCATTTACTTTAACAGGAATCGCGCTTGGAGCTACAGTGGGTCCTGTCGGAGCAGTAGCGGGTGGATTAGCAGGATTTGGATTGGGCGTATGTACAATCCTGTAGGACCTTCCTTCTGCAATGTCTTTTGCACCCAATGCAAAGTAGATAAAGAATTTCGTTTAGATATTTTACTGGTTATAGGAGCTGGGGTATTAGCAGTGGGAATGCTTCTTGCATATTGCTATAGCAATCCGAGTTGTCTTTTTGACATGAAGACTCCACAGGGAATTTTTATATTGAGCGGATTTACGATGGTAATTTTGCTAACCATTCTGAAAGTGGAAACCATATTCCGTAAAATATGGCATCTCCAGGGTCAACACAACCCTGGAGATTAATGCCCCCAAATAGCAGGGCAATAGTGTTTGAGTTATAGTATTCTCCTGATTAGGAGGGGAAAAGCTAAGTTGAAGTAATAAATTTTTTATTATAATATTACCTTTAGTTAAAAAATATAATTCCTGTGGTATATTTAAATAACTTAAGGTAAGGTATTTATCGCTTTTTATTACCCTCCATGGAACGGGGCTTTAGAACCTTCTCAAGGCAACGTCAGACAATGGTTAGATAATCTTTATTCTAAATTTCAGCCAATAGAACAAAGCCGCTGGAACCAAAGCAATATCGACACTCTTTTCTATGCCGGCTCTCAGAATTTTGTTAATAGATATTTTAATTTCTCTCCAACTACCTCCTATCAACAATACTACTTTAACCTCGTTCAACAGCCGATCAATATGGTTACAGGCTATGAACGTCAGCATCGTAAGCAATGGATGTATCAAGCCTCCGAAGGCGCGGACCCTCAGACATGTGATCAATATACTAAACTCATCATTCACGAGGCTAATGCAGGAGCTTTACATGAACAAAAATCCAAATGTAAAGAACTCGCGGCGATCTCTGGCATGGTTCTTGCTCAGCCTTACCTAGACTTCTCCGGTAATGATCCGGCCCAAGGTGAATTAAAATTAAAAATATGGGAATATAACGCCTTTTTGGTGGACCCGTATTTCAGAAATCCTGACATGTCTGACGCTCAATTTGTTTGGTGCCAAGAATATATCTCTAAGAAGGAGGCAGAAGACAGATTCCCCGATAAAGTAAAAGCTATTACACCGATGGCAGGAACTCCCCAGCGCTATGGGTCTTTCTATTTTCTCCCTGAGAACTACAATATGGCACGCAACGATCTCATGGTGCTCTCATATGTATGGTACAAGTGGAAGAAAAAGAAGAAAAGACTTTACAGCAAAACACGCAATCAGTTCTTTGATTTCGGAGGAGGAGAGGGGCAGCTAGAAGAGATTCTATATAAAATTCCAGATATGGAAGAGGTGACAGTTGAGGTTCCTTGTTGGAAGTTGGCAGTTGTTCTTAATGATCAGCTTATGTTTCAGGGAGATAATCCTTTGGGTTTTGATGGTTGCCCTTTTATTCCCTATTATTGGAATTACGATCCTCATATTAATTATTATGATTTGCGTGTACGTTCTCTTATTAGGACTATGCGCGACCCTCAGTTTTTATTCAATTATAAAATAATTAATAACAATGATATAGCTGCAGCGACTATCAATGCAGGATGGAAGCGCAAAATAGGAGCTGTCGCTAACGAAGACAACCTTAAAAAGGCGGGACAGGGTTGGGATGTTATTATCAATGAAGGCTACGAATTAACCGATTGCGAGAAGATCATCCCTAGTGCAGTACCTGAATCGGACTTGGCTCTTGCTCAGCAGATGTCCGATCTTATCTTCCAAACTTCAGGCATTAACCTAGAAAACTGGTCCGGTCAAAATGATAAACAAATCTCGAGTCTCACGATGTTGCTTAAACAAGCAGCAAATCTCATGGTGTTCCAAAAATACTTCGATCAATGGGATTACTCGGATAAGCTCTTGGGAGAAAGACTTCTTCAAATTGTTCTCCATAAGTGGAATGCGGAAAAGGTTAAACTCATTATTGGTGAAGAGCCTTCCCCATTTTTCTACAGTCGCGTATTTAGTAAATTCCAAACCATGGTTGAAGAGGCCGATCTAACGCCTACACAGCAGAATTTACAGGCTCAGCAGATGATGGATATCAATGCCTCCTTCTCCCGAGAAGTCTTTCCCCCTTCTATGATCGTTCCCAAACTCAATATCACAGGAAAAGCCGAGATTCTCCAATTTCTTCAGCAGCAGGAACAACAAGCCAATGAGTTACAACAACAACAAACGGCGGTACAACATGCTTTCGAAGACGCAAAACTTAAAGAACTCTATTCAAAAGCTGTATCAAACATTTCGACAGCACGGGAGCGTAATGGCAGAGCTGAAAGTAACATTGGATTGTTTGAGGAGCGTCTTAGCGAGATTTCGAGAAATCGTGCGTTGGCTACTAAAGACAAGATGGAAGCGCTTGAGAAATTGGTGGACGTTATTGCGAAGTACGGAGAAGTCGAAGCCAACCTCAAAATGCATGAAATAGAGAGTTTTGATTACCGCCAAGAGGCGAATGAGGATCGGGAGAAAGTAGATGCAAAACAGACTGCTATGTCAAATAAATTTCTTGAAGAGATTATGGGATCGGGGCAAAATTCTGGGGAACTTCAAGGATTACCTCAGGAAAATCAAGAGCAAATGGCTGGGAATCAATCAGGAATGATGTTATAATTATCTAATCTTAAAGGGGTTAGATATGAAGAATTGCGTAGAGTGTAATATTGCTTTTGGCCCGAAAAAGCCTTTTGAGAAATATTGTAGCCTTAAGTGTTGCAAAAAATTTCAATACAGAATCGAAATTAATAGAAGAAGGTCTGATTCCGAATATCGAGAAAAAAGAAGTGAAGACTCCCTCAGCTAAAGCAGAAGGCTTCTCCCAAGACCAGCTTTCGCCAATACGAGGGACCCAATGCTAATAGTTACACCAAATTGTGTAACGAGGGCTTCTAGAGTAACAAGTACTCAGGCTGTATCTTCCTACAGCAAGAGGAGTTTAGCAAAATGGAAGAATTTAAAACAAGGCGCAATTCATCACGGCCCTCAAGGGCCAAGTTTTCTTGCGTCCAACGGATAAAATCAGATAAGGATTTGAAAAAAGCCCCAAAAGGAATGGGTTGTTTAACCAAATTTGGTTATAGAAAAATTCACAAATCGGACCATCCAAATGCATGGAAAAATGGAGATATATTTGAGCATGTTTTCATTATGTCTGAATTTCTAAACCGTCCCTTGCAAAAGGGAGAAACGGTTCATCACAAAAATGGGATTAAATCCGATAATCGTGTAGAGAATTTAGAATTATGGTCAAAAGCTCATCCATATGGCCAGAGGGTAGAAGATAAGATAGCTTGGTGCAAAGAATTCTTGAGCACATATGGATTTGATGTTATAAAGAAAGATAAATAAAAAAAGTATTTATATACTTAACGAGGCAATTATGGTAGACAGTCAAAAAATGGGAAAATCTAGTTCCGGAGGCCGTCATATTTCGGATCACAGCTTTTGGGCAGGGAAACCTGGTAAAGATTCCCGCTTTCCAGATGGTGCTCATACTAAAGACGAAAGCTCCGCTGAAGGCGCTGGGTCTGTAATGCGCTATGAGGATACAACTGAGATGATTAAAGAGCAGCAGATCGATGGAGAGCGTAAGATTAAAGGACGCCCTCTAAAACCTGCGTATAGAAACTAATTTAAGCAGAGTTAGTGCTAGCATTAGAGACTCGAAATCGAACTGCTCTGCTATTTTCAAGTCCTTTGAATCGTTCGGACTATAACTAAACGAGGCGGCGTGGTGACCAAAGTAGAATACACTCAGTGGTTGCATGTATAACGTAGTTCGGGAACCTGCTAGAGGCGGTCGCCCTGAAATTCCGCCGGTAAACTGGAATGGGCACAATTTAAGAGGCATGATGGCACTGAAAAAAACAGAATTTAATAAGCGTATCTCTGAAAAATCCAAGATGGCTGATCCCGATCGCATCAAATATGAGCGTGAGAGGGAGAAACCTTTAGATGCCCAGAAATCTCCTTGGGATTATAGATGTCCTCAATACGATCAACGATCAAGTAACTTCGTTAATGCAGGAACTCATTACGGCGTCGGTATCAATCAACCTGTAGGCCACGAGGGTAATCCTAAGATGAGAGTCGATGTGCTCCCCTATGGCAGAAAAAGCACTATGAGAGACGATGAAGAAGGATAGTGATGAATCAGTGCATTTCCTGTTTGGAAATAATACTGAAATACAATATGTTTATCGCCCTCCCGATCCGGCTGTTATGAATGAAGCGACTAAAGAGAAATATAGAAAAGCATTAGAAATGTGCAAGACAAATGAAAGGCAATCTAATGAAAAAAAATAGAACCAAAACCAGTCGCGACCAAGCCCACACACCTAAATCTCCCAAGGGAATGGGCGATTACTACGGCACAGGTATAAGGCAGAAGATGGGACGTATGATTAGTGGGTTTGGATTTGAGACATTAGGTCCTAATGAGCTCAAGAAGCCCCCGAAATCTCTCGCTTAATCACATCAAATCGTATAGTAACTTCTTTGAATTGTAATTTTCCCCATTCATGCGGAGAAGTAATTTCAATTTCTTTATTTGTATACATCCAAGCATGAATAAATTCAGGAAGGTGCGCAAGTTTATAAACATCTTCAATTCTACAAGTTACTTTCATTTCATGTTGGGTTTTTAATAAATGTCTTCCAGAAAGAAAATATTTTAATTTTATAAACCATTTCATATAACAATCCTAATCGGTTCACGAAGTCTATCGCTTAATTGATTTCGCGATTATTTAAGTCCATCTCATAGATAGCTTCTTTTACACCTTTTTGGATATGGAGATAGAAATCACTACATGGCATATCGGTTGCATTAGTGGCAAGTTTCCACATTGCACTCTTCACACCCTCCGTGAAGACTCCCTCAGCTAAAGCAGAAGGCTTCTCCCAAGACCAGCTTTCGCCAATACGAGGGACCCAATGCTAATAGTTACACCAAATTGTGTAACGAGGGCTTCTAGAGTAACAAGTACTCAGGCTGTATCTTCCTACAGCAAGAGGAGTTTAGCAAAATGGAAGAATTTAAAACAAGGCGCAATTCATCACGGCCCTCAAGGGCCAAGTTTTCTTGCGTCCAACGGATAAAATTGATCTCTAGCCGTCAAATCACCGCAGATAATTAATAAATCTCCCCCGTCAAGTTTAGGGTAATGGCCATGCAAATCGGCAATGCAGTCAATTATCATTTTTACGCCATAATTTTCTCAATTTTGTTCTTAGAACTATAGGCAATATGGCGATAAATTGCCTCAACTTTCTCATCGGATAAATCGTCGTGTTCCCGTGCCTCTAACTGCTTTTTGTTGTAGAGAAACTCATTGATGGACCATAAGACGGTTGAATCCTCCGTCACATTACTACGCCTATATTGGGACCAGAGTTCTCGAGGGGGTAATAACCAACATACCTGAATGATATCGGTCTTGGAAATAGCTCTAAAGCAATACGAATTTGTTTGGGCTTCGGGTTTTGTTAATCTAGGCTGCCAGAACATTTTCTTAGTGACGCCATCATCTGCCGTTCTAGGATGGGCAAATAAATAAATATAATGGCATTTATCTTGTAATTGCAGAGAAAGAGGATTCTTATTCATGCAATCATCTGCACCTTGAAAAATATTTAATTCCTGATCCTTTTTAAAATGCTCCAAACGATCATGGGTTTCCAATCTATTTATTTTCATATTAATTGCCTTGTAAAGCTGATTTACATCTGTGCATTGTTATAAATTAAATATTTTAGTTAAATAGCCAAATAACAACGTATACCTGCGTAAAAGGAGCACAAATACATGTCAATAGAAGTTCAAAATAATATCCCAGCAGAACAAAAACCATCTGATAAAGAGCTGAATTTTCGAGCACTAGAAGCTAAGTATCAACGCCAATTAGATCAAGCACACGCTGAGAAGGTAGAAGCACAAAGAATTGCGCAAGAGGCACTTGCAAAATCTCAAAAGCATCGAGATGAAGAAGAAGATGATAGTTCCGAGCCTTATGTAGATCATAAGAAATTAGAAAAGAAATTAGCTCGTTTTGGTGAACAAAATCAAAAACAAACGCAATCTGAAATTCAAAAAGCAGTCCAACAGGCATTAGGAGAAGAAAGAAAACTAAATTGGATTAAACAAAATCCAGATTTCTACGCGACATTACAAAATAATGCAGAGAAGCTATTTCAAAAAGATCCAGAACTTGCTGAAACTATTTTAGAGATGCCTGATACATTTGAAAGACAAAAACTTGTCTATAAGAATATAAAAGCATTTGGATTAGATAGACCTGAAGCAAAACAACCCTCTATTCAAGAGAAGATCGATTCTAATAAAAGAAGTCCGTACTATCAACCTTCAGGAGTAGGTTCAGCTCCCTATGCATCAGCGGGCGATTTCAGTGCGTCAGGTCAGAAACAAGCATACGATAAGATGAAAGAATTGCAAAATAGATTGCGTGGATGATAATTACTCTATAGAAAAACTTTTTTTTATTTTAGTATAATGAAAAAGCAAATCAAGGTGAACAGTGGCTAAAAAAGAACATCATAAAGAACACGAGCACAAAGAGATGGAGCATTCCAAGAAAAAAGGAAAGCACCACGAAAAAGAGAAGGAAATGAAAAAACCTTCTAAACACAAGAAATAATTTTTCTCATCCGCCCTCTGGAGAGTCGAAGGACTAAATATCTTTCGACTCTTTTTTCTATTTTCTCGCTTTAAGCATATCAATGCAGATTTGATAAAGATGATCTGAGCGCAAATCATTTTTGTCCATTCGCACTTCTGCTCTTTTCATCTGCTCTTTGATATCTGCCAAATCTTTGTGGATATCTCTAAGCATAAATTTTAGCATTCCCCACATGAGTACGCCCAAAGATCCTAAAGTCACTAAGTGTTCTAAATAAGGGCTCATTTCCTATTCCTTTCTTCAATAGCACAAAGTCTTCCGTGAAAGTCCTTCATTTCCATTTGGATAGCTTGCAGATTAGATTGCGTAGATACTCTTAAATTATCCATTTGTGAACTTGAGTGAATATATAGAGGCACTGTACTTCCAATCACGGTCACCATCACGATTACCAATGAAATAATGAATTCTAGATTAACTTTTTCTTTTATCTTTTCCATGAAGACTCCATTAAATCACTACATTATATCTTATCTTCAATTTTTCATGTGATTTAAAGACTATTTACATATAAATAAAATATTTTATATATTGAAGTTTCGCAAGTCCAGCGTAAGGACAGTCGCGTTATCGGATGTCGCATCCCGAGCAAAGATATGATCTAGAGAACTGACGTACACCAGGCTCGTCTACCGATCTTCATATCGTATTTACATCCAACCTAATGAGGTTGTTATGTCGATTACGACAACCGGGAATCTAGGCCCTATGATTTTGCAGTCGCTTGCGCCTGCGATGCTCTATGTGCCGACTCCTACAATGAACTACATTACAGTCTGCGATAAAGTCAGCATGCCCGCCAATGGCGGTACAACTTGCAGATTTATGAGGCCACGTGCCTTAACACCGCCCACCGTACAGTTGGGTAACTCAGGGATTGATCCTCCAGCTCAAGTGCCACAGCGCGATATTATCGATGCTCAGATGGCCTTCTTCGGTACTGGTTGCATCATTAACGAACAAGTTATTTTGCAAGACCAGGAAGGTGTACTTGCTTGGGTATCTGAGCGTTTGGCTGTCTCCATGAGACAAGCTGAAGACTTGATCCTACGCGATTATATCGTATCGGCTGCTTCTGAAATTAATGCTGGAGGGGGTTCAAATGGATTTAATCCAACAAATTTGGGCATCTCCGACTTTTCTCTCGTGGCTACAACTCTTGATACAAATAATGCTTATAAATTTATGAGCGGTATCGAGGGAATGGATCGATTTGGGACCGGTCCGGTACGTTCGGCATACTTTATGTTGAGCTCAACCGAACTCCAGTCAGATTTCGACGCCTTAACAGGTAGTGGATTTTTGAATCAATGGAATTATCCTACTAACGCTACGGCACTTCCTTCAGAGTATGGATCTGTTTACAACGTCCGTATTGTGACATGTTCTGAAGCACCTGTTGCAAGAAACGCTGCTACTAACAACTTAGGCGTTACCAATGATGTGTATTACAACACAGTCCTCGGTAAACAGGCGATCACGCACATCAATCAGGATGGTTATTCCATGAATCTGATTTATCGCGATCCTTACTACTCCGGTATGTTAGCGCAGAACGCGACCTTAGCTGTTAAATTTGCGCAAGCGCAGGCGATTACTCAGGATACAGCTATCCGTAACCTCTTAAGCACACGCTTAAGCAACTTGGGGGTATAAGATGGCTGAATATTCAAGAATGGCAAAGGGTAATTTCGTTGTTTCCGGTCCGGCTGCTACGCCTCTCTCGGCTATAATCAATCTGCCGTTTCAACCCGACTATGTCGAGTTATGGAACTACACAAATATTGCAACTGCTGGCACGCATTCAGTTACGCGCGCCTGGTGGGATGTGAATTTGATAAGTGGTACTGCAAACCCAACGATGTTGGAATTGTATGCAGGTAGTGCCACATCAGTTGTATTTGATACGATTCAACTGAACGGGATTAGTACTTTTTCAGCTGGTCAACTGCTTCAGTATGGTCCCTCAGTAACGAATGCCACCAATGCTTTTACAATCAGTAAAGCAGCGGCAGCCTTAGTTACGACTACTACGGCTCATGGATTGAATAGTGGTAATGTTGTGGTGTTTGAAGGTCTCTTCCAAACCGCAACAACTGGTATGCCACAAATTAATGGCATTCCTTTCACTGTTACTGTTCTTAGTAGCACCACTTTCACAATTCCGTGGAATACTAACCAAAGTAACTATACTGCATTCAGTACAGCTACTAGCACTGGAAATATTGGGCTTTACAAGCAAGTCTTGTATCCCTACCTGTATTTCCCTGGTCAGTCGTTCATCAGCAGTATCACGACAGGTGCGACTACCACTATTACAACAACTGATGCCCATAACTTCCGTGAAGGGCAAGAAGTTGCGTTCCGTATCCCACAAGCTTGGGGTACAACTCAGTTGAATTCTTTACCTAACACATTAGTTCCAGGCTCACCAGTCTATGGCTATGTCATTGCGGTAACGGATTATCACACTGTAGTAGTGAACATTAATTCGACTGCCTATACGGCTTTCACAAGCAATCAAGCTGTGTCTGTCGTTCCTGGCCTCTCTTATCCACAAATCGTGGCTGTAGGAGATGTCAATACAGGCGGCCCTTCAATTGGTGCTGGATCACCACTGTATCCTCCTCTCTTTATTGAACCTATTGGTACTACGCAAGTAAATACCATTAATGGACCTGGTATTAGAGGCGCTTTCGCCAATAACACTAGCCAAGGTTTTGTAATTGGAGCCGGAACAGCGGCTGTAGATACGACATCGTCAATAATGACAAATGGAAATTTGATTTATTGGCATGCGTACCTTCATGATTTTGCACAACCGTAAATCATAAAGGATGGGGATATTGTGTCCCCGTCCTTTTTATTTTTATAGAGGTCTTTATGGTGAGCGTTGGTTCAGTAATCTCTTATCCCATTCCGGCGTATCAGAATCTCCCCATTCATGCAGAGTTCTACATTCCAAGCAGATTTGTAATCTCTGCTATTTCATTTGGACAAACTACAACAATTACGACAACTACTAACATGAACTATGTAGTTGGGCAGCTTGTGCGACTCATCATCCCACCTTCATTCGGAAGTAGGCAACTCAATGAGACTCAAGGATATGTAATCTCAATTCCTTCAGGAAATCAAGTTATTTTAAATATAAATTCGATGAATGTAGATCTTTTTATTTCATCAACTGCAACTACTTTGCCACAAATTTTAGCTATTGGAGATATTAATACTGGTGCGGTAAATTCCAATGGACGTAGTAATAATTTTACTTACATACCGGGATCATTTATTAATATTTCACCTCAATAGGTTAAAGGATGATAGAAACTAAAAAAAACAAAAACTCAGCCTCAGAACAAGAATTAGAAAAAGCTGTCCAACAGTTTGAAAATTTCGATAACCAGGTCAAAGAAATGACTATGGATCGCATGAATATGGCTCCTAAGCAAGAAGTTGAGCCTCAGACCAAACTTTCGCAGAAAGAAATCGAAAAAATGAACGATATTTATTTAAAACCGAAAAAATCCATTTCTTGTGCTCCTACGGATAAATTCAATGAGCATTATCGGCAGGAATACAATGAAGCAAAAGAATATGTTCAGTTTATAGCAGAACATAAAGAAATTATCGGTGAAAGTATTGATATTTGGACTCGTCCCTATGGAGGCATGGCTGCTGAAGAGTGGACGGTACCCGTAAATAAGCCTGTATGGGGCCCTCGCTACCTAGCAGAACAGATTAGACGTAAATTCTACCACCGGCTAGTAATGCAGCCTACAGTTACTCAATCGTGTTCTCAGGGTCAATTCTATGGATCTATGGCCGTAGATACAACAGTTGCCCGTCTTACAGCGGAACCTGTATCAAGCCGTAAATCAATATTTATGGGAGCTAGAACTTTCTAATGAATCTTCTTCAGGACATCCTAACTTACATACGAAGGATTATCAAAAGTCCTTCCAATGCGGTGATTACAGATAATTTATTGATCGATTATGTCAATAGATTCTGGATCATGGATGTGGATGCACGTATTCAGCTTTTCGATCTTAAGACTAAGTATCAGTTTCAGACTCAACCTGGCGTAGATAAATATAATATGCCTCTCTACAACGTTCAGATGGAACCTGGTGCCCAAAGGATAGGCATGTATCCCGTCTATCAAGGCTTCATTGGACCCTGCTATATTGACGGTATAGAAGTTCCTCTACAGACGCAGAAAAGTCAGTTCTATAATATTTGGCCCAATATAGTGCAGGATTTAGGACTTGTTGGAATGGGTAATGGGACAGCTGGTCCTTATACCCTCCAAGTTCCTATTCTTGGGCCTCCTGCTCCTCCCAATCCTCCGTATAATGCGCTATGCAGAGGACACATCGATATAGGGGGAATTATCGCCTTGGGAAATGCAACGGGCAATAATATTGATCCCCCCGTCGTGGATAACGATCTTGCAACGGGCGTAGTAAACCCCCCAGGTTCGATTTCTATTGTTCCTGTCACGAGTGTTGATTCTCAATTCTACATCACAACAATTGGAGCTGACGGATCAAATGTAATAGTAGCAGATAGCGGACAGTTTTTAGCAGGAAATGTCAATTATGGTCTCTTAATGAGTCCTGGCAAAGCCCCGGATGGCAATATGTTTCTGCCAGGAGGATATAGCACAACATCTAATACAGTGAATTATTTAACAGGTCAAATTAACGTAGAATTTCCTGTGATTATCCCATCAGGAAATAATATCTACGCCCAATGTTTTTACTTTGAGTCGGGACTCCCGAGGGCAATTTTGTATTACAATAATACGTTAACGCTTAGAAGCATTCCAGATGTGCAATATCTCGTAGAACTTGATGCTTATCTCTCTCCCGCAGCCTTCCTAAATACAGCCTCGGCTATTCCTTTTGGGTATATGGCGGAATACATAGCACGCGGTGCCGCCCGTAAAATTCTCTCAGATACGGGAGATGTGGAACAATTTCAATTCTATGAACCTCTCTTCATCGAACAGGAGAGATTAGTGTGGAAGCGTAGTCAAAGACAGTGGACGGCCACTAGAACACAAACAATTTACAGTCAAGGCCAGGGTCAAGGATCCGGATGCAATAATACTTTTGGTGGTGGGGTTTCTCTATGAGTTTTACATTTAATGATACGATTCCGGCGGCGAATAATAATCCGAGTAATGATCAACCTGTCATGCTCGCCAATAATGTGGCAACCAATGGGATCTTAGCCGTAGATCATGTGACCTTTAATAATGCCTTCGGAGGCACTCACAAGCAGGTGACCTTCAGCAGTGAAAATGTTCCTGGGACGGCTCCTTCCGATCCTTTATCCATCTTATATACCAATAATATTACGATGGCTACTGCCACTAATACCGTAAGTGCATCCACAATAGCTCAGCCTTTTTTCCAAAACCAGAATGCTATTTTCCCTATAAGTCTAATTAGAGCATATGGATATTTTGATAATAATGGCAACCCATTAAATACCTATAATTGTTCCTCAGGCCCATATGTGGGAGGAATAGGATACATAGTTAGTCTTGCCTCAAATGCTGTGATAGGGACAAATTTTGGAGTGATTGTTACTTCCAACATCCCTACAACTCCCTATGGAGTAGTTATTAGAACAACCAATGCGATAGTGATGGGAACTACACAAATCGTTGTCACTTTTAGTACTCCAGCCGTCTCAGGGGGGGCAACTATCCAGTCCTCTTTCAGCATTATTGTTCTTCAACTCTAAAGGAACGAATGGGACAAAAACTAGTTGTAGGGCCAATCAATAAGGGTTTAAGAAACGACGTCCTACCCTTCAATGTGGACAACGATTCTTTCCCCATGCTTGTTAATGCCTATCAATGGCGCCAGCGTATAAAGAGAAAAAGGGGGACTTCACTTCTTGGAAGGTTAGAGCGTTTTTTTAATTCCACTTCTACTTCTTATTCAGGTACAGCAAGTATCACTTTAACTGCTGGTATGGCTAATATCCTCACTGGATTTGGATTGCAGCCGAGCGGAAACATCGTTCCGGGATCTGTAATCATCGTAGATACAACTGCCTCGAATACTTATACCGATTCTGCAATGAATGGAACACTCATAGGAGCTCCCGTAGGCACTGGAACCATAGATTATGCCTCTGGCGTGATTACGATCGCTGCAGGGGCATCAGATACCATTACAGTTCAATTCCTATACTATCCGGGATTACCTGTGATGGGGCTTCGGGATAATTACGGTTCGAATTCACAATTTTCAGGAACCTTAGGCTTCGATACCACTTATTCTTATAACATTTTGCAGACTTCCCCCTATTCCATCTATGACGTAAGTTTTTATAAGAATCCAGTCACAGCTACTTATCCAGGATATGTTTCCAAGACCGCAGAAACTCCCACATCTTGGAATGGACAGGATTATCAGCAATTTTGGACTACAAACTACCAAGGGGCTTTGTGGACTACAAATGGCATCCCTATACCCTTTAATGCTTCAAATATCTCAATGCAATTCGCTCCGGCGCCTACCATTACTTTCGTCTCTCAAACCGCAACAACTATCACGCTGACCATCACTAACTCTCCCTTAGTGATAGGAGATTTCGTTTTCTTTAATGAATGGACAGCGTCTACACCTGCTAATGCCACAACATTAAATTTTCAAACCGGATATGTAACTGCAGCTGCTCCGAATACCCCTCCTCTGGCAACTAAGACGGTTACAATCACTTTGCCCTTTGCGGCTCTTGCCACAGATACTTACGTTCCAGGCATTGTTCAGTATCTTACGAATCGATCCGATCCTACTAAAGATTGTCTCCGATGGTATGATGGAGATCCTACGAATGGGAGTCCTACAGCTCCTATTCTAAATGGAAATCAGGGATGGGTAAATTTTGCGCCTCCTCTTTCCAACCTTAAGTTCTCTATCTCTGATACAATTCCTCAGCAATATTATCTAGTAGGGGCCCGACTGATATTCCCATTCAAAGATAGGCTTCTGTTTTTTGGTCCAGTTATTCAGACATCAACAGTTGGAAATACCCCTATCTATCTTCAGGATACAGTCATTTATAGTCAAAACGGAACTCCTTACTACACAGCTTCCTTCACAGGAGATCCTACACTCGTTACAACTCCTTATAGCCCACTTCTCACCCCTATAAACCAAACGGCTACACCTAGTTCATACTGGGAGGATATTACGGGCTATGGAGGCAATACCAGTCCAGGTTTAGATCAAGAGATCAATACAGTAGCTCCTAATGAAGATGTACTCATAGTCGGATTCAATCGTTTTCAAACGCGACTAGTCTATTCTGGAAATGATCTTTCTCCTTTTTTCTTCTATGTAATCAACTCAGAACTGGGCTCCGGGAGTACATTTTCAGCGATCACAATGGATAAGGGTATATTTACGAAAGGCTCTCGTGGATTTGTGATAACAAGTCAGGTAGAAACTCAACGTATCGACCTGGACATTCCGGATGAGATCTTCCAGTCGGCCCTTACTAATAACGGAACAGAACGCGTATGTGCTCAAAGGGATTACATCAACGAATGGATTTACTTTACTTATCCGGTCAATAATAATCCTTCGAATGCTCCGCCTCAACCGCCTACAACCGTTCCCCCCTATAAATTTCCATCTCAGACTCTACAATACAATTATCGAGATAACTCCTGGGCAATTTTCAAAGAGAACTACACCTCTTATGGTTCATTCAGGAGACAAACTGGCTTTACATGGGCAACTGTGGGAGCAACATTTGAGACTTGGGAGGACTGGAATGACCCCTGGAATGCAGGCAGTTCTACTCTTTTGCAGCCAGAAGTGATCGCTGGAAACCAACAAGGTTTCATTCTTTTCCGAGATGATGGGACAGGAGAAGGGGATTCTCTTCAGATTCAGAATATTTCAACACCTCTAGTCATCACAGGTGCAACAGTTGCAAATCCCGTAGTTTTGACCCTTACGATCCCTGCTGGAACCAATAACTTCGTAGTAGGGCAGATGGTGACCATATCAGGTGTTGTAGGAATGACCCAACTCAATGGTAATACTTATACGATCACTGCAGTATCTCCTACGACGATTACCATCAGTGTGAATGGATCCGCCTTTACCCCCTATATTTCCGGTGGACTTGCAACTCCATTGGAACCGATCTACTCACCTAATCACTGCCTTAATGACGGGGATTATATCGTCATCAGTGGAATAATTGGGACTGTGGGTGCTCAATTGAATGGGAAAATATTCTCTGTACAGAATCCTACAACCAACGGGTTTTCTCTGAATGCTCCTACCTATATACCTATGCCCGGCACATATTTCGGTGGAGGACTTATTCAGAGAATGTACGTACCTTTCATCCAGACAAAACAGTTCCCAGTAGCTTGGGATATGGGGAGAAAGACCCGAATCGGAGCCCAGCAGTATCTACTAACCACAACTTCTAACGGACAGATTCAGCTCTTGATTTTCCTAAGCCAAGATGCGACGACTGCTTACAATATAGATCCTATTTATCCTCTTCCTAATGCTCCCAATCCTGCGGTGATTTATAGCACAGTTCTCTACACGTGTCCCGAGAGTACGAATTTGGGTCTTACTCCTGCCAATTCTAATCTTCAGATGCCGACCGCTCCTTCTCAAAGGCAGATTTGGCATAGAATGAATACCTCGCTCATAGGAGATACTGTGCAAATTGGCTTTACAATGTCTGATGCTCAGATGCGGGATCCTACCTTCAGCAATCAGTTCGTAGAAATAGAACTTCATTCTATGGTCTTAGATCTGCAACCCTCGAGCTTATTGGCATGAGTAGTAATATTGCAAATCAAGTATCTTACCTTCGCACTTCTAGGAACTTTCCGGAAGATCCCAAGCAGTTAGTGGTAGAGGTTAACAAAAGCTACGTTGATATAGCTAATTCCGTTAATTCCCGTACCATGGGTTTATTTCCCACAGGAATGGCGGCTATCAATGGGGAACAATGGTTCATGCCTTCGGTGAATAATCAGGGGATGAATCAGCCTCTCAAGCATCAAGGTCTTCGACAAGTCTACATATTTACTGCTACAGGCAATATTCCACACGGACTCAATTTTAAGTCGATCTCGATGTTTACTAAACCCTCAGGTTCCTTTACCGATGGGACTAACTACTACGGGGCCATATATGCTTCCAACGTTGCAATCGCTGGACAAGTGACCTTCTACATCACTCCAACCAATATCGTCGTGCTAGCAGGCGTTGGTGCCCCAGCAATTACAAAAGGTGTCATTACTCTAGAATGGATCAGCCCTGTATAGAATTTATTTAGAATGATATTCTAAAGAAAAAAGAGGTTTTTATGTCAGCGATGTATGGCGCCCGTGGCGCTCCAGCAATGAGTAGCACAGGTGGGATGCAAGGAAACAAAATTCCGAAGGGATATTCCCAAGGCCAGATGTCCAATTTTACGCCTGAAATGATGCAATTGTTTCAGCAATTAATGGGTAATCTAGGTCCTGATAGCTACACATCTAGACTTGCCGGAGGAGATCAATCCTTATTTGATGAAATGGAAAGACCTGCTCTTCAACAATTCTCGGGTATTCAGGGGAACTTGGCCTCCAAATACAGCGGTGGCGGAGGAGGAAGAGGAGCACTCGGATCGCGTAAGAGTAGTGGTTTTCAAAATGACATGAGCCAAGCCTCTTCTAATTTTGCTCAAGATTTACAATCCAAAAGACAGGGTTTACAGAGACAGGCTATCTCCGATCTCCAGGGAATGGGTAACCAACTTCTTGGCCAAAGACCCTATGAGAATTATTTGACAAAAGATACAGACTTTCTCTCTCAGTTGCTAGGTGGGAGCGGAGATTTAGTAGACATGATCAGCAAAATTATCCCATGGTTTAAGAGGTAGATGAAATGGTTCAAATACTAGAAGATAATTCCCCTCAAACCCAAAGAATGGCCGCGTTCTCTAAATTATTTGGGAACATAGGTCAATCCTCTCAAAATCTCAAAGGAGTTTGGGATGAAAGCCAAACGCGTAGTGCTTTAGCCCAGAGATTTGGCGAGGAGTTCAAAAACATTAAAAATCCCGACATTCAAAAACTCTTGGCAAGTAAAGCGCTTGACAAAGAGAGAGAAGATGAAAAAAGGGAAGCAGAAGAACTCGCATTACCAGACTATCAAACTGTAGAGAAAAGATTCGGAAAAGAATTTGCCGACTTATATAAAGCAGCTCCTACAGGAGGTAAAACAGAATTACTTAAATATGGTCTAGATGCTTTGCAAAGAGGCGAAAACGTTAAAGATATGTTCGCTGGTATGGATGATGATGAAAATATTTCCAAGCAAGGAGATATGGAAGATCTTGCCATGCCACAGTTAGTTAACGGTAAATTACCTATAGATTTTAAATTTCCCGATTATACTAAGAGACCCAAAGGATTAACGGCAAAAGATTGGGCCATGGAAAGAAAAGAATGGGGAAAAGAAAATAGCAAACTCTATGAAGAAAGCCGTTCAAGATTAAAGGGATTGGATAGAGATATTTTAGGGGCTAAAAAACTAAGTAAATTAAATGATACTGGAAAAATCGGAGAAGGCTTTGGAAGGACTCTGATAAATCCATCGACAGGTGAATTTTATGGGCTTGCTCAATTAACGGGTAGCGTGCCCAAAGAGGCCCAAGAATGGGTAAAAGAGATAGCCCGTTTCGGAAATAGGGCTAAAGAAGCTTTCGGCTCCCGAGTCACCAATTTTGACCTTATTCAATACATGAAGCAATTTCCAGGTCTCCTTAATACAAATGAGGGAAGAAAAGGAATATTGCGCATGATGCAAATCAACTATGATTTGGACCGTCTATATGAGAGTGCGAGACAACAAATTTATCATAAAAAAGGCAGAACAAGTATCCCTCCTGAAGAAGTGGATCGTTTAGCCCGTGAAATGGTTAAAGATGATACAGAAAGATTAGAAAATGAATTTCTGGGACTCGAAAGGAAAAATGAGGATATTTCAATGGAAAAAGAAGGCAACAATAGACCTTCTCTTGAGGAAATTTTTGGATGAGCTCCCCCTATCAAAAGGCATTAGAAGCGGGATATTCGGAAGAAGAAATCAATACTCATCTGAGTAAATCCAACCCTCAATTTCAAAAAGCCCTAGAAGCTGGCTATTCTCCGGAAGAGGTAACTGAATATTTATCCAAGAAGAAAGAACCTAAAGAATCATTTCTATCTAATGTGGGACGTCAGGCAGGCAGAACAGGGGCAAGAGTTGCTGAAACTATTTTAGGAGCTCCCAGAGCTTTGGGTGAATTTGGTGAGAGTCTCATCCCAGAAAAATTTCTGAAAAAAGGAGCGGAAAAAATAGGATTAAAAGAGCCCGTAGAAGAGGGTCTTGAATTTGTAAAAAAATATGCTCCTTATAAACTTTTTCCCGAGTCCTCTGAAGTTAAAGAGTTTAATAAATTCCTGTTTGGTAAAAACGTATTGCCAAAAAACGAATGGGAAGAGAAAGCGGATTCGCTCATTTCTGATTTCGCCGCTCTAGCTTTACCTCTTCCAGGAGCAAAGTTAAAACTTTTGAAACCTGGACTATTAGCAGTGGGTGGTAGTGCTGCTAGCGAATTGCTTGGAAATATGGGAGGGACTGAAAAAGAAAAAACTTATGCAAAACTGGGCACGATTTTAGTAGGCTCCCTCATAAATCCAGGAAGTGCGGATAAATTAAAGAACCAGCTATATTCTCAAGCTAGAGAAAAAATCCCTTCGGGAGCGACAATATCGTCTACTTCATTAGAAAATTCTATCAACCAAATTGAAAATGCTCTCAAAAGAGGAGGAATAGCAGGCTCGGATAAAGAGGCGTTACAAAAGATTGCTGATATTAGAGGAGAAATGCAGGGAGCTCAAATTCCTGTAGAATCTCTGGAAAGATTAAAAGTTAAAATCAATGAATCTAAAGCGGGAATTTACAAGCAGCTAGAGGGAAACAAGCCCGGTATAAAATCTGCTAAAAGAAATCTGGATATGGTAGGAAAGACCGTCGATGATGCTCTTAGATTATATGGTAAACAGAATCCCGAGTGGGAAGCCCTTTACCGCCCCGCCAATGAAGTTCACGGAGCCATTGAACAGAGTAAACGCGTAAGAAGAGTGATAGAGCGTAGTGCAAAAAAATATGGTCACCATGCAGTTCTTCCTTTGCTAGGTATAGGCCACGTAGCGGGAGCAGGAGCCACACTAACTGGTTTGGCAGCCTCAGCGGGAGTAGGAGCGGCAGCAGTAGGTGGAGGAGAAATTATTGCAAGAATGGCTAAAAGCCCCACGATCAGAAAACATTATATGAACCTGATTACGTCCGCCATAAAAGAAGATGCAGTAGCTATTGAAGAAAACCTGAAAAAACTAGAAAAAGAATTAAGAAAAGAAGATTAAATTTCTTCATTCCAATATGTTGATTCGTAATCAACTTCTTCTTTAATTTCTTTAAAATTGTAATATAAACAAATTATAATAACTAAAAGTAAAATTCCGATCATTTTACTTCTCCTTTAGAAGCCAATTCGCTGGGCATAATCTTCTGCATAATTAAAACAGTTTTCATTACTGCCATATCAGTTCTTAGATCGTTAATATCTTTTCTTACATCTTTAAATTGAGTATTCATCCAAACCATTGCACCAATGATAGTGGCAATAACGAAGACGGCATCAGCATGTTTTTTAAAAAAGTCCATATTATTTCCTCATCCTCTCTATTTCTAGTAATCTATAATGAAAATCCTTCATTTCATTTTGAATCCCAATAACAGTCAGTTCTAAATTTCGGCTGATCTGTAACAAATCTTTCCTGTCTTCTTTCGCTTCTGCACGGAGTGCATTAGCTTCTTGTCTTGACCAAAACATCATTGCAATCACAACGCCTACCATTGCGATACCAGTACCGACTATAGCAATGATCAATCCTAAATCTTGTGGCATAAGTTTCTCCTTTTGGCTTCTATTATAAAGAGTTAGGAAATAAATTGCGACATTTTTCTTCTACAATTTTATCGATAATAGATTCTAAGTCTTTGATAGCGAGTCGTTGAAGTTCTGAAATCGGTATTCTATATATAGATTTTTTTATTCCCCCCACCTGAATGGCATTGATACGACCTTTCGCGATATGGCGCCTGATTGTCATTTGATGCACGCCTAAACGCCCTGCAAATTCTTTGATCGAGAGAAATTCATTTGTATTCATGATTACTTATTTTAACAAATGTGTGAATAGAGTGATATAGAGTAATAAACTCAATTTTAATCTATATATCCAAATGTCAAGCGGGCTTACATTGAAGCTTCTCAACTAAGAGGTTTCAGATGTCTAGTCAGGTATATGGTGTTGGTGGTTTTGTCGCAGTAGGTCCTAAACCAATTCTGGGAAATGGTCCCCCTCCAGCAAGCTTTAAAGGACAACTAGGTCAATTATATTTTGATAATTCTGTAGTACCTCCAGAAGAATATACCTACAACGGTCAGACTTGGAATGTTGGCGGCGGAAGTCTTGCCACTACTACAACACCCGGAACGGTCCTTCTCTCTACACTCGCTCAATTAGAATCAGGCACTGCACCTGCCGGGGCTTATGTCCCTCTAGCCAATGATGTATTCACCTATGGACAAAGCTTAGTCTTAGCTGGAGCCAACATCGCTCAAACCACTGTCACTGGTATTACAAATCTAGCTACAAATGCTCAAGCCGTCGCAGGTACAGCAACAGTTCCAGGAGTAACAGCCCTAGCTGTACAACCTTCTAACTTGGCAGCTGTCTTCGCGGCCCCTCCAGCAACCGGAGGTACAACCCCCGCTGCAGGAACATTCACAAACTTAACAGCTGCAGGGACTGTTAGTCTTAATGCCACAGGCACCGGTACCACTACAATTGGTGGTTCGACTGGATCTATCACCGTGACAGTTGGAACAGGTAATTACAGCCTCGTTGGGGGTGGAAATACTGTCGGTATCGCCAACGATGCAGCGGCTAACATAGTTACCCTCGGCTCTTTGACAGGCGCAGCGTCTCTTGCTTTACAGGCGGGGACTGGTAATTTCACTCTGAATGGCGTAGGAGCTACTACCTATACTATAGGTGCAGCGACCACCACAGGAACAATTACCCTGGGCGGTACAGCCCAAACAGGTACAACGACTCTTGGAAGCTCATCTGGCACTAATATTGTAAACATTGCCAATGGTGCTGGAGCTACAACTTTAAACCTCGCAAACATTCAGACAGCCGGAGCTATAAATGCTGGGGCTGGGATGACCACTGGCGTAATAACTATCGGCGGAACTGCTCAAACCGGAACGATTACTCTAGGATCTAGTTCAGGAACCAATAGTGTAATCATTGCAGGCGGAGCGGGAGCTTCTACGGTCAATATAGCCAATACTCAGGTAGCAGGTGCCGTCAACGTCGGTGCAGGTATGACTACCGGATTAATTACCATAGGAGGAACGGCCCAGACAGGGACTGTAACTCTTGGATCATCTTCCGCAACAAACACTTTGAACATCGCTAATGGAGCCGGTGCCACTACTGTGGACATTGCTAACGTACAGGTAGGCGGCGCTGTGAACGTGGGTACAGGGATGGTCGCGGGTACCATCTCTCTTGGCGGAACTGCTCAAACCGGAAACATTACCATCGGCTCGTCTAGTGCGACTAATGCCTTGAGAATCGCAAACGGTGCTGGTGCCACAACTGTTTCTATCGCGGCAGTTCAAAATGCTGGTGCGGTCAATGTGGGAACAGGAATGACTACAGGTACCATCTCAATCGGGGGTACTGCTCAGACTGGAACGATTACTTTGGGTTCTTCATCCGGTACTAATACTTTGGTGATTGCGGGGGGAGCCGGTGCTTCAACTGTTCAGATAGCGAATGCTCAAGTAGCCGGAGCGGTCTCCGTAGGTGCGGGCATGACTACTGGAACGATTACTGTAGGCGGTACAGCTCAAACAGGCACACTTACACTCGGCTCGTCCAGTGCAACCAATACATTGGTAATTGCCGGGGGTGCAGGTGCCACTGCAGTACAAATAGCCAATGCCCAGGTGGGTGGTTCAGTCGCGATTGGCGCTGCTATGACCACGGGTACAATTGCTATCGGGGGGACGGGACTCCAAACAGGAACAATCACTGTAGGTGGTGGAACTGGCGCTCAGACACTCAATTTCGGAACAGGCGGAACCGGTGTCAAGACCATCAATATTGGTAACACCGCATCAGTTGCCAACGTCATATCTATCGGTAGCTTAACTGGTACCACAACATTCAACTCTCCAACACTTGTAACTCTTGCATCGGGAGCGGCTACGGGTCTTGCCGTAAGCACTGCATCTGGAACGGGTGTAGCGGCTACTTTTGCCAGCACGAATGCGACTACAGATACCATCGAATTAACAGGTGGGGGGATCAAAACGGCTGCAACATCTGTGGGCGCTGGCGCTTCTCCTCAGACTGCCAATAATAGATTTGGTCAGGTAATATTTAGTGGAGTAAGTATTGCAGCGGGTGCAACTCAAACTCTCACAATCACTAACTCTACGATTACAGGTGCGTCGACCGTTGTAATGGTAACGATGTATGGTGCGACTACTGGATCGGCACCAGTCATACAAAGTGTAACACCATCAGCCGGAAGTTTAGCAATTGTCGTAATGAATGGTGCCGCGGTGACCACCGATACAGCTAACAAAACTTTCGTATTTTGGGTAATGACTTAAGATTAAGGAAATATGATTAAACAGAGAACGATTATCGAAGTAGAAGTAAATGGACGGCCTTTCCAGTTCGAATGTGTATCGGAATCAACGTGGCAGGAAGTATTGGCCGCGAATGATTTGATCATTAATTTTGCCAAAGAGAGACTCAATGCAGCTCTTTCTGCACAAACTTCTCCAGAAGAGAAAACGGAATCATCCTAATGTCAAATAATATTAATACAAGCACGAGATGCTTAACAGGTATTGAAATTGGCCCTACAGCCGGAGCTGGTTTTACTCTGATAGGGACCATACCGAACAGTCCGGTGATTATTATTTTTGATAACCAGGGAGCCGCAGCCGTCGCAATTTCTACCGATGGTGTCAATACATGGAAAACCTTTCCAGCGGGAGAAGCTCTAGTTTTGGATCTTCGAGCGGCCCACGGGATCGCAGCGAATTTGGCATTCGCTCCGGGTACTTCATTTTACACTTCAGGAGCCACTACTACTTTTTCAATATCATACCTATATGCGGCTTAAATGAGTCAAATCTATAAGAGTATCTCCTCAGCTCCGTTACCCCCAACAGTTGTTGAGACGCTGACTGGTAATACAGGCGGTCCAGTAGGCCCTACCGGTAATAATATCAATACGACTGGTTCAGTTGTCGCTGCTGGGACTACTCCTTTTCAATCGGTTGGAAATCCGGGCACCAGCACTATAAATTACCAGGTACAGATCTCTCAGGCGATTGCATCAACCAATGCATCTAATATTGGTCTTGCCGCCTTTAATTCTGCTGACTTTACAGTTGATGCAAATGGGTTTGTTTCTATCGCCAATTTCACTCCTTTTGCTTATAAGCAAATTAATCATGCGTCATCACCCTATACGGTTTTGGCGACCGATGACTATATTTCTGCTGACCCGACTGCTGGCACAATTACAATATTACTCCCGAACGCTCCTACTCTCTACCGGCAATTTATTATCAAAGATAGAACTGGCAAAGCCTCAACTAATAATATTTCCATCACTACAGTCGGGGGTGTTGTCACGATAGATGGGCAGACGACTTATACACTCGCCGGAAATTATGGAGCCGTTCAGCTGCTTTGGAATGGAACATCCTATGAGGTCTACTAATGGGTTATAGAAATTACAGTGTTGCCAATGGTTTGATCGTAGATAAATTGGGCAATGGAGACTTCACGACGATACAGGCTGCCATCAATGCTGCTACTACCGGCCAAACTATTTTCCTTCGACCCGGAAC